AACTACAAAAACATTTGCACCAAATGGTCGTATTAATAAAGATACAATATTATTAAGAGTGTTAGATAAATGAGTAAGATTGAAGAACAATTTCTAACAAGAGCCAAATTCACCAAGCTTATTGAAAGTACGGTTGCAGAAAAGAAAATGCCATATATGGATGCCATTCTGCAATTGTGTGATAAGAACGATATTGATATTGAAGATATTAAAAAGTTCATATCACCAATAATTAAAGATAAGCTTGAAGCAGAAGCGATGAATTTAAATTATTTACCGAAAAAAAATTCTCTCGACGATGCTTTATTTGAATAACCCGTATATATATTATAGGTACCTTGTAAGCTAGTGAATGGTTGCCGGGGTACTAATATATACAAACATACTACAGTTAATATTTCAGTTAATAAGGAGACAATACTATGTCATTTGAAACATTAAAACGCAATCGCGGAAGTAACATCAATAAAATCATTCAAGCAGCAGAGGCTACATCAAGTGGTGAACAAAAATCCTACGTCGATGAAAGGATTTGGAAACCTACAGTTGATAAAGCTGGTAACGGTTATGCTGTCATTAGATTCTTACCAGGTAAAGATGGTGAGATTCCTTTTGTCAGATATTGGGATCATGGCTTCAAAGGTCCAACCGGCTTATGGTATATTGAAAACTCTCTAACGTCTATTGGTCAACCTGATCCAGTTGGCGAGTTAAACTCTAGGCTTTGGAATTCAGGTATCGAATCTGATAAAGAAAAAGCAAGAAGCCAAAAAAGAAGGTTACATTATGTAACTAACATTATGGTTGTAAGTGATCCTTCAGCACCTCAGAATGAAGGTAAAGTATTCTTATATAAGTTCGGTAAAAAAATCTTCGATAAGATTTACGATCTTATGAATCCATCATTTGCAGATGAGCAACCTATCGATCCATTTGATTTCTGGGAAGGCGCAAATTTTAAACTTAAGATAAGAAACGTAGAAGGTTATAGAAACTACGATAAGTCTGAGTTTGCTGCGGCTACTGCATTTCAAGATGGTGATGAGGCTAAGTTAGAAAGTGCTTATAATCAATTACACGATCTAACCGAGTTTACTAATCCTAAGAACTATAAGACATACGACGAACTTAAGGCTAAGTTAATGAGAGTTCTTGGTGAAGAAATGAACGTAGGTGCTTATACGGTAAAAGAAGAAAATAAGATTAATGAGCCAGTTGAATCTGTCGCTCCAGTGACTGCCGAAGAAGTTGATACTTCTGAAGAAGACACAATGTCTTATTTTGCAAAGCTTGCCAAAGAAGACGCTTAAGGCGAAAAACAATCTTGTAAGTCATTATTGAACTTATTAGTAATGATAGGAGCACTGTTATTTACATTAGTGCTCCTTACACTATTATCAATAACAGTATTTTGATTACCAGCAGTAGCACCTCTTCTTCTTGTATTTCGAGTACTAGTTATCTGTGGTGGTTCACTTTGTAAAGTATTATTTCTACCAAGTATAGTGTTTACTTTACCAACCTGTGCCACTAGCTGATCAGTCTTAAGATTAGGATCAAGTAATCCTCCACTACCTTCTTTACCAAAAGTTATCTTTCCTAATTCATTATCAAATCCAGCAAACGATAAAGCACTACCAATAGCTTGCTTTATTCTGTTTCCAAACCCTGTCATTTGATAAGTACCGCCATTTGCCATAACATTTAAAAGTTTTCTTGTTTCAGATAATGTTATAGCTAAACTTGAAAACGATTTTGAAAATTCATCAATGTTAAATCCACCGGCTACCTTGTTAAAAGTTACCATAAATTTAGAAAGTGCACTACCTATTGTTCCTAGTTTTTGTCCGAGATTATCTGGTAATTCTTGTAACGGCTTCATAGAATCAACCATGTCTCTTATCATATTTTTTCTTGTAGTCTTTTGGTCTTTAAAATCAGTACCAAATAAAAAATTCATTACTTTCTTAGCACCATCTACAAGACCATCAATAAGTTGAACACCACCAGTTCCAACCATTGCTGCAAATAAAGCAGGTCCTATACCAGCTATCGCACCTATTTTTTTAAGTAATCCTTCACCTTCAATTTGATTTAAAGATGCTAAACCTTCTGCAATATTAGTAACTAAAACTTTAAACGCGCTACCGTCTACTCCAAGTACTGCTCCAAGTTTAGAAAAACCTGCTAAAGCGGTAATAAAACCTCCAATACCTAATCCTATTGCAGCTAAACCTACACTAGCAGCTGCGGCACCACCAGGAAAAAGAGATATTAGTGCACCACCAGCCATGGCTGCGCCAAGAGCCAAGAACGACTTGGTACTAAAAGCATCTAAACCTCCAGCTATATTTTGTAAAAGTTTTTTTAAATTTGCTCCGCCATCACCGTCCATCATTTGTATCAACTTATCTGAACCTGCTAAAGCTGTAAAGAAACCTGCAAGACCTATACCAACCGCAGCCAATCCTTTCATTGTTTTACCTGGAAATAAAACACCTGCAGCTAAAACTGTTCCAAGAGCCATAAAGGCTTTAGAACTGAATGAACTTAAACCTTCTGATAAATTTATTAATAAATTTTTTATACCTTCACCGGCATCACCCTTTGCAAATTTTTGTATTAAAGCTTCAGCTCCACCTAAACCTAAAAAGAAGGCGCCTAACCCAACACCTGCCGGACCTAAAGCTGCTAAAAGTTTTACTGCACCCATAGTTATACCGCCAGCAATTAAACCAAGTGATCCTAAAAATCCAAGATTTCTTAATGAACCTAGACCACTAAGTAAACCTCCGCCAGACTTTTGAGCTCTTGGACTACCACTTGCTCTACTAGTTTGATCTGCTGCTTTGCCTTTACCGCTTTCACGTTTATCCTCAAGACTAGTTCTTTTTAAGTCAGCAAAAAATTTACCAAACATATTTTCAAGACCAGCGATACCTTGATTTATATCAACGTTCGTTTCATTATTTTTTCGTAATTGTTCAATAACATCGCCAAGTGTTGAATATGCTCTTGCCATTTTAACCTCTCTGTGCTTCGTTCATTTTCATCTCTTCTTCTTTAATATGTTCTACTAACATATCTACGTATACGTCTCTTTCCCATGGTATCAATCCGTCTATCTCACCTAATGAATACTTATGATGTTGCATTAAATCAAAATTTGTTTTATAATGGTTATGCAACGATGTATGAGATAGACTAATTATAAAAAACTTTGCAGGCCCTCCATCAACACACTATTATCAGTAGCGCATTTTATACATTTAAAATTTGCAGTATGACTGAGCTTTGGAATAGTTTCAAGATAGTCTTTTACTTTTTGAAACTGAGCTTGTGTCATTGATTCTAAAAACTCTTGAAACTCAGTGCTATCAACTTCTCTCATATCTATTCTTTCATTTTCTGTCATAACAGAAACAACAGCTTCTTTGATTATAGAAAATATTTGTTCTGTTGACGTGCCTTTTGTAAGTGTATCACTATTAGCTAAAGCTAAATAAGAAGGATGTTGCATCTCTATCGATATATTATCTGTTATTTCAATAACATTCGGTGCATGCTTTACTTCCATCTTAATATCATTTAAGTTAATAGTAACTTCATTTTCTTCTTGACATGAAGTACACTTAAATAATAACTTTGCTGTTTCACCTACAGATTTACTTCTTATTTGCAAAAACAAATATTCAATGTCGTATGAAGTAAGTTTAGTAGAGTCAACATCCGTCATTATACAGGATTTTACAGTATCTAATACTGAAGTTGCTATTTGCTTAGGATCTTGTGATTCAACAGCAATAAGCATTATTTTTTCTTCTTTAACCAAAAATGGTCTAACTTTAATTTCCTTCTTACTTGAAGGAATAGTTAAATCATATTTTGGTACATTATTAAGTTTAGGTAACAAACTCATTCATTCACTCCTTATAATACATCAATTCCACCAAGTGGTGTATCAATATCCATGTTAATAAAACCTTGCGTATTTGTAGCTCTTCTCCAGTTAGTATACGCAAACGTAACTGTTAATTGTACTAATCCATCTAATTCGTTATTTAATTCAATAGCACTTGTACCTACAGGAAAAGCATCTAATAATTCAACTGAATAAACACTTCCTCCACCTAATCCTAATCCAAATCTTATTGGACCTACTTGTCTACTAAATCCTTTTAATGGTTGCCTTAATTGATGTATAGTAATACTTTTAGCGTAAGTGCTTTTATAATTACTTGTAAAAGCGTTACTTCCATCCTCTGGTATTGCGCTGTTTCTCCAAGCATCAAAATATTCTTTTACACCATAATCATTCATCAAGTAAAATGTCATGCTTACATCGTCAACAGCATAACCGTAAGCAATCTTTTGAAACTCCATACCAATTCTACGTTCACTAGTTAATGTAACTTTAGCTGGTAAAGTTGTGTTAGAACAAAGTATGTTAAGTTCTCTACCTGATGCGCCACCACCACCGATATTTAATAAACCTAAAACACTTCCAAGTATTCCACCACTTCCACCAAAACTCGTTGGAAAAGTTACTAAAAAACGATTTGGTCTTGCAAAACCTAACTTGGTATTTGCCAATGCTTTTAATTCATCTACACTATTAGCCATTAGCTATCCTTCTTGATTCAGAATATACTCTATTTGCGCTTTGTTTTTGCCATCTTGCTATTGGCAAGAATGTTGCAATCTCCCATTCTGGTGATGCAACTTCGGCAAATCTTGATTTAACATGTTCTAGTAAGTAATGTTTTATACAAGCCTTGAAATATCTATATCTTGCTGCGCCTTTAAGTAAATTATATGTTAATCTAAATCGCGTACTCTCATCATACTTATCGTTGTTTGTTGTTTCTAATAAACTATCTAAAAACTTTGCTCTTAGTACAGGTGGTAAATAATGTAGATTTAATCCTCTAAAACCACCTTTTGCTGGTTCAACTGGTATTACTAATGGAAACGTATCATAATAGGGTAACTTATCTTTTAACTTTGGATCATAGGTAAACATTATCATTGAACCATATCTTTGTGTATTTGTTTCTTTTACTTCTGGATTTCTTATTAGTTGTGAACGATTAACTCGAGTTAACTGTTGAACTTTTTTGCGAAACCATTCTCTTGATTCTCTTGTTCTAGGTGTGATACCTTTTCTAAAAGCTTCTAGTTCAAGTTTTTGAAATAAATTACTCATGTTTCTATTTATAACTTTTTCTTACGTTTTCTTTTACGAAATGGCTTTAATGGTGTATACTTTTTAAGTTTACCTGGTACAGGTTTTGACAAAAGTTTCATTTCTTGTAATGTTTTTTCTGTCCATACTTGAAACTCCCAACCTCTATCTTTTGCATATTCGTTTGCTGCTTCCCATTTATTCATATTCTTAATATAATTTAAACCTTCAGCAATATATTGTTTGGTTCTTTTTTGTCCTGTAGGTGGCATTGTTTCTTTTTCAGGTTTTATTTCAACTAAAAGTGTTTTATCTTCATAAATTATTTTTACGTCAACATAATATCTGTGGTATTTTTTATCGACTTCATAGTAATATGGAATAATAACTTCTTCTGAACTCCAATATTTGACTGACGGATTGTTATCGCACCAACCAAATACAGAACGTTCCCAAAGAGACCTATAAATAACGTTATTAAAGTCACCTTTGTATTTTGTTTTATTTTTAACTATGTAACGACCTGAATAAACCATATAAATAACCAATAATACTTTAATATATGTATAAGGAATTATAATGTCAATATTCGATAAAGCCGGTCCTCTTGGTGAAAAAATAAGAGGACAATCTAACGACATATTTAAAAATTTAGAAAATGCAGCTCCACAGTTAGAAGATTTGGCCGCAAGAGGGACTTCACTTTTAAAATCAATTTTTGGTCTTGGTGGAGGTTCCGGAGAAAGTTTAAACTATCCATTAGACGTTGAAGGTAATCCTGCTTATAACGCTACAGTTTCATTTCAGGTTGTTGAATTTAGATCTGCAATTCCTGGTAAATCACAAAAAAGTCATTTAAAACAAGT